TTCTGCCTTATAGTATTTGTTGGGAAGGGGAGTGTCCTCTTCTACTCCAGCAAATACTTCAATGGGGGTGCCATTAACCAGCCCCACCAGCACGGACCAGGGTTTATCCTTGTATTTGACCTTGTGGATCTTGATATCCGTGGTCTTGGGCCGCTCTCTTCGCACTACCGGCTCAGCCACTTCTTTCTTGATGCTATTCAGCACTCCAGTTCGACACTTATCCCGATAGACGGTGATGCCCTTCAGGCCATTATCAAATGCCTCCATGTACAATTGACTCACATCTTCTACCGTAGCATCTTCAGGGAGATTTACTGTGCTGCTAATGCTATGATCAATATGTCGTTGAATTGCGGCTTGCATCTTGATTCGCTTGTGGTAATCAATGGAGTTAGCTTCTACATAGATGGATATGTCAAAATCGGGGTTAATGTTCAACGCATCCTGAATTCCCTGGTGATACACCGTGTATTGAACGGTGTCTCCGGATCCTGGAACTTTCACACTACGAGTCATGGCGGCGAGGAATAGAGGCTCAATTCCAGAGGTGCAATTTCGCATCTCGATACTCAGGGAACCCGCAGGGGACTGAGTGAGTAGCCCAATATTTCGCAGACCCTTGGCTTTAATCATACCCTGAGTTTTTTTACTAAGACGCTGAATAAAGGGGGACTTCTTGTGACGTTCCCAGTCAAAAATCTGAAAACTGCCCTTCTCTTCGGCCAACAGAGCAGAAGTTTGATAAGCGATATTGGCCAAAAAGTCGTAGATGGATTCAGCCATCTGTATTGCCTCATCCGTATCATAACGAAGCCCCATCATGGCCAACGCATCGGCTAATCCAGTGTTGCCCACTGAGATACGACGACCTAGAACTCCGGCAATGCGATTCCCCTCAAGAGGCAGGATCGGAAGATCCCAAGACTTGATGTTATCCTGTGCCCTGACTCCAATGCCAATTACCTCTGCATAGGCATCAAAATCAAAACTAGCTTCTGAGGTATAGGGATGGCGAACAAAAGCGGGTAAAAAGAAGAGACCCAGATTACATGAGTCAAATGCACTCAAGGTTTCTTCGGCACAGTTATGGGATATTAAACCATTAGCATCAAAGGCATGTGGTCCCTCAACGGTGCAATCAAACACTTCTTCCTCACCAGCAGGTTCAATGGACACCACTTTAGTAGTAGTGCAATCTCTATAGGCTGCACGTTTATGGGGTGAGAGAATTAGGGCAAGTTTAGCTGCTTTGCTATCTTGAAGGAAACCCACCCTCTTCTCAAATGTAGCAATACTGCTTCTGGATATCACCAGTTCGTGATTCGCCTTACACCAAAAAAGGCCGTTTTCACCGGTTCCATTATTAAGGGGCATTTCACGAAACTCTGCATTTCGTCGATTTTCGTATATGGAAGAGTTAATTCCAAAACGAGCAAGGAGTCGCTGGACTAGGTGGAGTATTTGAGTGTCAGACTGATTCAATCTAACTGAGCTTCCTTTATTGGGGTTTACCAAAACTGTGCCATCTGCATCAAAAAGACCTGATAGAAATCCACTAATAAAACTTGAGCTTGCACGCTCAATACTATCTAGAGGTCGTTTAGTGGGAAATTCAAGGTATTGGGAACAAAGATTAAAGAGTTGCATGGATCTTACATATATTCTGTCTCCTTCAGGTTCCAAATTAATCTTTGATCCAAAAGGAAAGGGGCTCTTCATGGATAAGGGATCCAGGGTTTTAATAAACTCAACGGCTTTTTGTGCGGTCGCCTTTCCTTCCTCCCAGAAGCCTAAAATTGCTGACTTGGTGGAAGTGTGGTAATGACCATCTCCCAGCAACGAGCCCACTAAATAGCCCTCTTCAAAAGTTTCAGGCCCTCCCCAGCAAACCTGGGGATTTTGGCTGAGAAGAAGTTCAGCTTTAAGTTGAAGATTCTGTAATTCTACCCATTCTGGCACCCCATCAGCCCCTCTGACCAGAAACTTATGATTGGCTGTAGCCTTAATGGAGTGCCCTCGGCTGGTAGATACTTTATAAACTGGTTTGACACCAGTAGACCAAAAACCAGTGGTGGGAAAATGTTCTCCGTTGAGCGTGGTCATGTGAGGAATACCCACTAAATCTTTAACTTGCTTAGCTCCCCCATCAGTTAGAATCCAAGTGTCACCCGTAAGACATGGATTCAGCCCAACGGTCTCAAACGAATAGTTGACCCATTTGGTCTCTCCGGTTGCTGGATCAGTAAACTCAATCTCAGGAAGGACCGTATACTGATCCGCAGGGGATTCACGAATAATATGATCCCAATTTAGAATCCCAGGTTCTGCTGAACTCCACGCATGGTACATCAGCTTGTCCCACAAAACTCTAGCCTTAATCATTCTAGAAATTCGTGGGTAGGCGTTATCCTTGAACTCAAACCAGAGTTCATATTCCCCGTCTTCCTTGACTGCTTTCATAAATTGGTCGTTGATTCGAACTGATACATTGGAGTGAGAGGTGGACTTTAAGCGATCTGCCACCGCTGCCCACTTGTAGTCGTTGATGTTGATGCCGACTCCAGCTAACTCATCAAAGAAGGGCTGTTTCTTCAAGTCAGACTTTTCTTCAATGAAAAGTTCAATGTCCGGATGACTGATTCGCATGGTCTGAAGATTTGCCCCTCTGCGCCCAGCCTGACCAATCATCCCAGTCGTATAAGAAAAAAAGTCCATGAAGCTGGCCGCACCAGTGGAGGAACGTGCTGCGTTGTTTGTAGCGGCCCCACGAGGGCGAAGACCGCTGATATCGTGCCCCTCCCCTCCTCTGAATGCAAAGATACGAGCCATGTTTTTGGCTGTATCAAAAATGGATTCCAGGTTGTCTTCTGGTGGGGGCAGAGTGAAGCAGTTTTGGCAAACAACCCCCTCTACTACGTAAGAGTGGTCCGGGTGATCCACACCTAATGTGTAGACAAATGGTAACTCCGAGTAAATTGGAGTCTTACTGATGATAACTGCTAACTCAGTTCCATCCTCAGTGAGCTTGGTGTATTGACGGACCTGAGTCTTTTCAACATACTTTTTAAGTTTTAGGGCTATTCGTCCGTCTGCATAGTGTTTTTGAATATTAGATAGTATGTCTAGGGAGGGGGTAAAGGCAAGTTTGTGACAGTTCTTTGCAACTCCAAAGTTAGTGAGTGACTCCTTCAGTTTGGAGTGCCTGACTTGAATACCGTTAGCCCTAAATAGGTGAAACAGGTCAATCATAAGGGTGGGGTTACACATAACGACTCGAATCTCTGTATTTGCCACACTACCATCTGACTCTATCAAACCGTACATAAGTTGCTTAATTGAGGGAGTGGGTAGGTTAAAAAACTTAGGGCCTAACTTCTTCCCACCAAACCCGTGGCCAAACAGACTTCGAAAAACTATCCCAAGAACCACACTATGAAACACCACCTGAGTGGTATTATCTTTGTTATTGTGATTTATGTCTGGAACTAAGTGGAATACTTCTTCACCAACCTCAGAAACAAAGGAAATTAACTCCGTTTCAGTCTGGTTAAAGGTAAATGTAATACCAAGAGGGGAAGAATAGCCTTGCAGGGTTCGGTGAAAAACGCAACCGTCACCATACCACAGCCCTAGGAAGCGCATTAGTCGGGGGGTTAGGGTGAGATGGCGAGGTAATTTTGCTGATGCCTTACTATTTGCTATAAACTCTTTTTCATGTCTGGGGTGTTTGTATTTCCAGTGGCGAACTGTAGAGATGACATCTTCCTCCGTTACTAGATCAATCCAGCGGCCCCTTTCGGCATCTTTATAGGGAGTCATATCTAAATAGTCAGCAAGATCAATACAAACATCAGAGAAGGAGTGGTTATTTTTAGGTAGGGCAATGAAATCACCGGGCCTCAGATAGCCAATCTCGTTCCAAGTCAGTGCCTGACCCCACCCCTCTTGCTCGTTGGACACTGAGTAGAACTTGTGGTTAGCAGTGACAACAAAGCTGTCACTACCATGCACCTTAACCTCATAAAGCTGCCGTCCAGCTAATGGATTTTTGTGAATTTGGCTAACTTTAGCTAGATTACCATTATGAGTGATAACCCAATCACCAATAGCAACATCACTAATTTTCTTAGCTCCATTGGTTGTAGTCACCATCGAGTCTGGGTGAAAGCAATTAGAACTGCTGGCCTTCACATAGGGATTCCCCAAAGCAAACAGCCCCGAGCCCTGTGGAGAATATTTCCACCCATCCAACACTCCGTAGAACTTATCCTTCCAGTAGGAAAATTCCTTGGTATTCGAGGGGCTTTTCATTTCTTCATTTGCCAAAACTATGGAAATCCGATTCCACATTTCCGCAGGAGTTTGCTCACAGCAGTCTCCTGCTTGAGTATGAAGAGCGTATTTATCCACCCAAATGCGAGATGCTAAAGTTGCATTTTCTGGTAAAACCTTCATTTCCTCAATATACCACTCGTAACATTTGGCGTAAGCGTTAGCTTCACTCTTAAGTGGAGCGGAAGCACTACTTACACCTGAGCCTTTACTTGTGAGATATTCATCATAGAGTTCCTGATAGGTCAAAATTTTGTCGATCACGCACCACTCCTAAATTACAAATACTGGGTTAACCCCCAGTGATGTAGAAATGCAAAAAACATTCTCTGCATCAAAGTTCTTCGGTTGTAGTATTCTCAGGATTCCAACTAGGCTCGTTAAGCTCCTCACTCGGTGCCATCTGGGCTCGTTTAGTGGTTATAATTTTTTCCACCAACAAGAACTCCTCGTCAATGACTTTTTTCGTCATGAGCGTAGGGTCGGGAGGCAGGAATCCAAGGGCGTAGAGCCCCACTACTTTTTTATCGGTCAGGGGGGTTTCTTGTGCTAGGGCCATATCTACAATTCCAGCGAAAGCCTCAGCAGCCTTAACATTGGGAGCGTAGAATTGAGGGCCAATATACACCCCTTTCTCACTCATTAATTGGCAAAATAGCCAAGCAGAAGAGATCTTTGGGGTTTTTCTGCTGAGGGTAAGGTTGGTTGCCTTGAATAGCTGTTCCCCATCTTCAGGGAGGGCCTCTCTGGTTTGCAGCCTAGCTAGCTCGGCAAGAAGAGCATACTCCTCGTGTCCTCGGTGGGTCTGGTTTCGAGGGAGAAAGTCTGCCTCTTCTGCCAGAAGCATATCAAGTTGCTCTTTGGGATCAAACAGAATATGGTAGTCACGCTCCAGTGACAACTCTTTTTTGTTCAGGCCCTGGCCAAATCGGTTACCTTCAAAAAAGAACTTTTGGAGTTTTTGAAGTGTCTCCCTACGCGAGAGCCAAGCGGTAGAAAAGAGCCGACTTCGGAAGATCAAGTCATTCATCTTTGGGAATGCGGCAAGCTCCTGAAAATGAAAAAAGTTATAGTCATCCAGCATCTCCTTATCAATGCGGATGTCTTCGTTACAAATCAGAGTCAAGTCTTGTGGCATACCTAGATAATACTCACTCTACCCCCTGTTGGGAGCCAATTTTTGGTATTTCTTCTAGTGTTACGGTAGTTACTGCGGGTCTTGCGTGGTGTTGAGCGGCCTTCTCATAGCTAGACTAGGCGGCAAGTCCAAGTTGGGATGCGGTGTTACCCCCGGAGGGGGATGCGGTAACACTCGGATTGAGGAACGGGGCTACTTATCCTCATGATAATTTTCTTCTTTTGATTGGAGTTTACATTGTTGACGATAGAACGCTGATCGCACTCTTTGCCAGCTTTTACTACGAAGAAAGGTGGCTCCATGCCACAAGTCCATCTTAGCCAAAGCAGTTTGGATGGCGTGGTTCGCTCGGGTAAGCGGGTTTATAACCTGTCGGCTGTCTCCTCCGATCAGAGTTCCATTTACCTCCCGAACCATCAGGGGCCTTCCAGTTAGTCCCAAGATTAACGAGTAGTCAAACCAGTCCTTGATCAGATTCCTCTGCCACACGTGTAAGTGCAGCGGATGATGCTGAGGACGGTCCTTATATCTCGCACCCAAGGAGACCAGCTTAGGTGATCGGAACTCTATGGCACCTTCCGCCTGTAGAGTTCTGAGCTTACGTGTTAGGTAAGTCTTAATGTTGCACAAATTGCTAGGGCAAACTGGATCCAGTGCTACGACCCTGACTTTCCCTATCATTTGGGCTACAAGTTTATTGATATATTGCTTTGTGAGCTTTTCTTTGGGGATGAGACTCCCCCGTCGATCTTCGGTAGGATTCTGAATCTGAACAGCCATTCCATTGGGACTGAAGCAGATGCCCATATCACACAACCTGGGATCACGGCAAGAGTTTATGCTATGACGATCCAGGTTTACTTCATGAATCCGGACCTCTTTATGCGTGTAGGCCAGCCACACTGTCTTTCCTCGTCTGAGGAGGCGCATGGAAATGACATATCGCCAATCCAAATCGAGTGATTTTTTAAGTTCGGCCCGAATTTCTGAGGTGATGGGAATGGAGTTTACCCTAGCCCAGGACTTAAACCTCAGCGGATTAACAGCCTGACAACGGCGATTCACATAATCCCGACGAACCTTTCGCTCATGAGGGTCTCCAGTATTAGCCTTTATGAGGGTTCCTGAGCGATCAAGATGAACAAGCCGGTTCCACACTCCCTGATAAGACTCAAAATATGGAAGCAGGATGCAAGAGGTCTCTGGCGACAGCTTCACCAATTTTCGGAGTCGCAAAGTCTGTTCAGAGTAGTCCGACTCATCAAAGGGAGCTTGAAACACCACAGTCCCCCCCTCATCTCGATAGTCTGTCTCCTGGCGGAGCCCTGGAAGGATGCCACCAGATTGACAGCTTTGAAATCCGCTCCGCCGATCATGCAGCCAATCACCCTCGCACTTGATTCCGCTTGCGGGAGACTGATACCAGAAGAACTTCTCTCCCTTGCGAAAGTAACCAGCAGGATCCGGCAGTGCCGGAAGGGTGTCGGGGGCAATCAAAAGGGTAGTCCTGGAAAGCTGCTTCATCTCATGATGATACTCGAAGTCAGTTCCCTCTGAAGGTTTCTTGAGCAAAACTTCTTCCCCATCCTTGAGAGAACCTTACAAGAAAAGAATAAATAATATGTGTATATATTCTCTTCTTCTTTTTATTGGAGTTATATAGGGAATTTCAGGGTCAGTGAGATGAAGAATCTAGTATCCATGCGGGTTTAGTCATTTTCAGAGTCCCTGAAACACATAAAATTGGAACTTTTCCCGTTTGACTTCTGTACACCCCTTTAGAGGCTTTGATGACCCCCCTTCCTGAAGTTAAGAATGCCCTTGAAATGAAAGTATTGAACCATGTGTTTCATTTCCGTAGACTTAGGTGGGGGGATATGCCTGCGGTAAGTGAATGGGTTGAAAAATACAAGATGGTGGATCGTTTGGCAATCACCGCCCACGCACTTCATAACATATCTGGGAAAGATGTGACTCCGGAGGAGGCCCTGAAAGTTTTGACCTCCATACCTCGGGGTGCCTTGGAGACTGTATATAAATTTTACAAAGGAAGTTTGGACCCCCACCGAATGTTCGAGGTTCTTCCATGGTGGAAGGCCCCTGACGCCGCCACCTATGTCAGAGATTTGGAAGATGAGGAAGGTCAGACTGACGGACAGATGGATGAGGTGGAGGAACTTCTGACTCAGAAGTTTGGGAAGCAGGCCGTGGATGAGGAGAAAGCCTTGGCACATAAAATAGTTGCCAATACAGGTTATGCGGGAGCCATGAGAATTGAAGAAAACTTTATGGACAGGGCCAAGCAAGGCCGTACAGATCAGGAGGAATGGTGAGCGAGATCCCCTCTGGCGTTGATATGATGAATCAAATCAGTCTTGGCGAACTAAAATATAAACAATCTAATATCGCGCTTGAGGTGAAGGAGAAGGTCTCTACTGCGATGGAAGAGATCATTACCATGGGGGCGAGAGTCCGACCCCTCAAGCTAAACGGTAAGAGGGTGGGGTGGCTCCGTCCGTTGGCCTACTCCGAACGTAAGGTATTGGACCGAATGATAGAGAAGGACGATGAACGGGTTCTTTTGACCCTGACTCACTGCACCACTCTGTCTGAAGAGGACATTAATGACCTGGATATGTATGAGATGAACTCTATCCTCCATCGTCTTTACTCTGCTAATGTGGCTGACATGTCTCTGTTCCCCTACATCTCAGCGTTTTGCACTACTCAAATTAGCCAGAACTTATGGTACTCAAAACATGATGCCCTTTATTCACGCCGGGAACTGATTATGCCTGACGGAAAGATTCTGAAACTTTTGGCTCTTCCGGATCACATAGCTCTTTGGTCCACACTGACCACCATTCGGAACCGCTCTATCACTAAATTAGAGGACAGCTTGAACTTTGGTTCATTGATTAAAGCTCAGATTGGTAAAGATGCAAATAAGTATATAAAAGAGCTAGTCAAGGGTTTGAATGAGTTCCAGATTGATATAATTGAGCCTTGGACAGAAGTTGTGGATTACGTTAAGCTGCAATCCGCCACCCCCCATTTTAGTGATGGTTTTGGCCACTCCCATGAGGATAATACGGTTCAGGGCCTGCTGAGGGAGATGGAGGGGATGATGCATGGAGACAAACATGAACAACTCATGCAGCAGTTCTACGACAAACAGCTTAGAGAGGCTCAGGAACAGGAGCATTTGGTGCAGCTTCGAGTTCAAAAACGGAGACAGGAGCTTGCGCTTCTTGAGGATGATGGGGCTCTGGTGGTGGTAACGGATGCGGAAGTTAAGCGTCGAGAGAGAGAAATTCACGCTAGATCTCAGGGATTGATCCAACAGCAAATCAATGAGTTGTCAAACCAATCCGAAGAGCCCCCTCCAAGTTCGGAGAGAATCACAAAGTATTTTGAAAGAGAGGGGTAGCTGTCCCTCTGATGTAGCTTAGGAGCTTTAATGACTCGGAAATACGCAAAACGCATCCCTGATGTAACCAAACCCACCAAGGCGGAGGCCCCAGCCCCACTACTATCTCTTGAAGAGATTATTTCTGACCTTAAAGGCTTTGGTATTGAAGAAACCTCAGAATTGATTAGCTTTGGGGCCAGTGGCAAGCAGATTCAGCTTCGATTGGCCAACATCCCCACCGAAGAGGAAATTGAAACCCTTCTGGCAGTTGAGGAGTATAAGGGTCATGCCTGGGTCTCTAGGGTTAAAGCAGAGATATTATCCCGCGCCATTAGTTGGGTGAATGGAATTGACCTTAAGGGCCGTAAGGATGAATTTGTTGTAGACCCTACGACCAATCAGGAAATGGCCTTGCGGGTGGTGATTCGTAACCTCATTATGGGGTGGGGTCAAGAGGTGGTTAATATCCTGTGGAAAATTCTTATGGTTCATTGCCAAAAAATTGAAGATCGACTGTTTGAGTCTCTCCCTGACAGCCAAGTCATGACTGAAGTCGAAAAGCGATTTATTGGACAGGCTCTCCAGGAAATCCAAAATGCTCAGCAGGAAGTGTATAAGGAAGCAATTAAGGAAATTGCCAACACCGATAGGGATTCTTAATGGCACAAAGTTTAAAAGCAGTGGGAAGAGAGACTCTTGAAACCCTTCAGGGTGTGAAAACCCTGATGGGCTCTCTTACTGCGGCTGTGGGAGATCTTAACAACGCTTTGGCGGGTATGAGCAAGCCTATCGATGAAGGGGGTAAGTCTCTAAAAAGATGGGGAGATAGCCTTCATGATGTAGTTGATACCACAGAGGAGGGAATTGACAATTATAAGGAAATATTAAACCTCACTACTAAATTGCACCGAGTGGGGATATCAGATCAAAAAGAACGGGAAAAAGCTCAGAAATATCTGAAGGAATTGAGTAGTGAGTATGAGAAAGCCAAAAAATTTCATGAAGGAGATGTGGCTAAGTTAAAAGAAATATCTAAAGTTACAAATGCCATTAATAAGGCGATGGCAGTAGGTGCCGATAGTGCTGAAGAATTTGCAGCGGCGGTCGGAGAGGTCTCTAATAACGCAAAAGAAGTTAAAGGGACTTTGGGGAATTTATCACTTGAAAGACTTACTGCAAGTACTCATAGGCTCGGAAAATCTCTAGACGAGGGAATTGGTGGGGCCTTGAAGGGCTTAAAGCTCCTTGATAACTTTGGGTTCAAAGGTTTGTTTGGGAATTTGGCTAATATGCAAATGAGAATCAAACAGATTAAAGATGAGACTCAAAAAAGTGGGCAGGCCAGAGCCAGCCAGCATAGCCGAGCCGTGGGTAATGCATATGAGGATCTCACTTCAGGAAACGCTATCCGACGAGAGGGGGGTATCTCTCAACTAGGTGGATTTTATAAAAATTCTGAGACACCAGAAGCCCGTGCAGGGCTGGTGCGCCAACTTTCTGGAAAAACCGGGGTCACGGGGATGCTGGACAGGGCTCTGGGTAAAAGAGCCTTAGCGGCTGCCGGTGGGGGCAACCTCGGGTTCGCAGGTAAGATGGGGATGGGCCTGATGGAATCAGGTGGCGGCTCTGTCTTGGGTGGGGCTGCTATGCAGATGGCTGGCCCCGCTGCGGCCATTTATGGCCTACTTCAATTATTCTCAAAGGGGTTTGAACGTAATAAAGAAATCTACTCTAAACTAGGGGGAGGTGGGATAGTTCAACGGGGTAATATGGGGGCAAACTACAATAAATGGAGTAATGCATTATCCGCTGGAGGGCTGGGCCAAGGTCCAGGGTCTGCTAGATATTTTGACCTCAATTTTGAAAAAATGACAGATCTGATGAAAGAAGTTATTGAGTCCGGTCAAGCAGTCCAGAATAAGTATGGCATGATCAATGGGGGGATGTCCCCCGATCAGGCCCTCACTGGTGGGAGGGCCACAAACGTCTATAGTGGAATTGTTCGAAATGCCGCCATGTTTGGAAAAAACATTGGGCTAGATAGCGGAGAGTCCGCGAAACTAACTATGAAATTGATGCATGATTTCAGTTTATCCATGGGTGAAGTTGAGGACATGTTTATTGGAATTGACAAAGCCGTCCAAGTAACGGGTATCAGCACCATAGCTTACCTCAAACTCATTGACGATGTAACTAGTCAGTTTGATAAACTTAACAAATCTCTGAACTACACTTGCGGACTTATGCTTTTGTTAGGTAACAACGCAAAATACACTGATGATGACATCAAGGGTATGGTTAAGGGTCTCACCGGTAACAAGAAGCCCTATGAGCAAGCTATCTACGGGTATCAGATGGCTGGGCCACAGGGAAGAGAAGAGCTAGCCAAAGCTAGACAAACTCAATATCGTAGAACGGGGGCCGGTCTAGAGAAAGAGTTGGGCTTAGGGGAGGGTGCGTTAGAGGGCATGACTCGGGAGCAGATTCAGAACATGGTTGCTTCAGGCCACCCAGAACAGCAGGCACTGGCCACCCGCTATCTAAATGATCGGAACAGAGGAAGATCAGCTATGGCTAAGCATGGTGCCTTTGATCTAGCCACTCAGGATGAGCTTTATGGTCATGACATTCGAAGTGACACAACGACTCAACTCTCTCTTTTGAATTCCATCTTGCCAAAAGGGACTCATATCTCAGATTTTATCGGTGGGACAAAAGGAGCGGAAAACCGAGTGCAAAATCTGATGTCTAATGAGGGATTTATGGGTAAGGCCATCCACCTTAATATCTCTCCTGAAGGCATCAGTGCAAAACTTGGGGCGGCTGGTCAGCAGATTATAGGTGGAATCAGTGCCGCAGCCACCACAGGGGGTAAAGAGGGGGAAGCTGCTAGAGGTAAGTTTACCAATATTAGTGCAGGGGGGTGGAAAGAAATCAGAGATGCCCTTGCAGAAGGTAAGGGCATCTCTGGTACCAAAGCTGTCCAGGGAGCCCTGAGTGGGTTGGGAGCGGATCAGCTAGGGGATGTCATAGTAGACGCAGAGGAAAAGGCGGCGGCAGAAAAGGCTAAACAGAATCAAAGTTTTATTACTACACCCCTGGATCGGATCAACAAGTCCTTGGACTCTATCGTTGAAAATCTTATAACTTTGCTTCAAAAAGCGGTTAATTTCTTCAATTGGAATATCCTTGGTAAGGATGCGTATCAGGCGGCTAAACAAAATAAGGAGGAAGCTGAAAACTATAGGCAGAATCAAATGCCCATGGATAAAACGGCTTTAGGTGGGGTGTTGAAGACCGTCAGAGGGGGGATGGAGAAGCCATATACCGCAGAAAAGGGGAAACACCTCCACGATGCCCTTGGGGAGATTTATTTGAACTCTAAAGAGCTTCTGGGTCATCTTGGACATGATACGGTCTCGTCTGATGCTCGAAAAGAGGCTAATAACGCACTAGCGTTCCTATTCAGTCCAAAGAGAAACTTCAAGGATATTGGAGATGTGAACGATGCCAAGTCTAGGATCACTAATGCCTTAAAGTCTGTTACGGATAGTGAATCGGCGGGTGAAAAAGCCAATGCCAATATGTTGTCTACTTCTAAGGAAAAGACTACTGAAACCGGGGCAACTGGGGCTGACGGCACTGGGATGGAACTTCTAGCCGCCCAAAGACAGGTGGAGAACTCAAGAGGAGATATCCGCCTACCCTCTAAGGGTTATATAGAAAATGTTAAAGACTCATGGAATGACCCTAAGTCCAAATCCTATAAAGGGCTTCATGAACAGTATAGGACAATGGAAGAAGCTCTGGCGGATACCCCCATTGGTATCGCTCAAACTAAACCCTCCACGGCGAAGCACATTATGGAAAGAGCCGGTCTTAAATTTGACAAGGATCGGTTCATGGGGACGGGTAATTATGCCAAAGGCCAGGGTCGAGACGAAGAAGTAAAAAATTCCCAACTTCAGGTCCAGCAACTTGGGATGACTCAGTTAGAGTCAGACTTTAAACAAAAGTATGGTGAGGCTATCAAAGGGGTCAACATTCACGCATTAGCACTAGCCGCCTGGGATGGTGGTAATAAAATGGTAGAAAAGGGGCTAGGTAAGGCAATTCAATCTGGTGATGCCACCCGGTGGATTTCCCCAGATAATATCCCAAGTAAAGAAGTGAACAAATATGTAAGAGACGCTTTAGCACTAGCCAATCAGAGTATTACCAATAATTACAATGTAGATGCCTCTGCGCTTACGAATGTGGCCTCTGTTTCCGCTGGTAACTCAAGAGAGACCGCCCCAAGTCGTGGTGGCCTCTTAGCTTCTAACCAGAAGCTATCGGGGTTCTAAATGGCCACTCCCACTACTCCTCTTGGTGATATCGGGTTCACAGCGACAACTGCTCAACCCGTTCAGTCCTCCCTCACCTCGTCTCAGGCTACCGGTCAGATGAGCCAAGCCCTTGACACCTTAGTCAGATACACAGATCTCGCTAACGCCCCATGGTGGCAAATTGGTTTCACCGGTAACCCTACCTTAAAGCGTTTGAAGTCCCCTGTAACTTTTCAGGTGGGACTGGATGCAACCAGACCTTCAGTCATGCTTCCTAAATCTCAATCTAATCAGACTCCACTGACTCTGAAGTTAAATTGCAGTCTGACTCAAGTGTCCCACCAGATGAAGCATATTATTAACAAAGCCAACACCAGATCTGGTGTACACCTCACCTTCTGGGGTATGGAGCCAGACCTGATTACTGGTTCGGGCAGCACCGGCCTTTTCATGAATCGGTATGGTATTACAGAGATTATGTCATTGGAGGACGATACCGATTTTTTGGAGCAGTCCATTGATCAGTCTGCTTACGGCAGTTCCTCACCCAATGCTTATGGTCAGCCTTACACTGGCCCAGACGCCTCTCCAGTGGCCCTGGCTAAACTACGGGGAATGTTCCCGCAGCATAGATTCAGGGTTGCCGCACAGGATGCCTTCATGGAGCTTTTGAGCCTTTTCAAAAATAATGGAATAACCAGATTCGTCTCGGCTGATTCTGACTCTCCTTTTAACAATAGGACTCAGCTATCTCCCACCATTTGGTCTGCCCAATATGGGTCTAATACTTCGCAAAGAAACGCGAGAAATAATGATGTAATGGTTAAGGGGCAGGTTACCATGAACTTTAAGGGGAACATCTACCAGGGTTACTTCAAGTCTTTAACTTGGACAATGGATGCAAACTCCCCTTATCAATGGAAATTTGATTTTATTTTTCAAGTAGAACGAGCCATTAACTATGTATTTTACACACAGAGTTCTGCTGCGGCCCAGGCTGCCTCTAATGCTGCTTTTAATGCCAGGGTAACTGGAGCGGCTAACTCCCTTTCCGCTTCGGGCGTGGCTGGGAGCCAAGAGCTTGTTGGATAACCATGGACGATAACTAAAATGTCAGACTCTTACCTCAACCCTATTTGGAACTCCCCCTACTTTGACCTCACCTCAGTGACCAAGGTAGGGACACTCCCAGTTCGCGGGGAGACTCGTCTGGTGCCAGTGGGTATGTTATCCTCATCAGTGGCCCCTCCTCCACAGCTTCAAACTTCTGGATCAGATGAGTCCTCTCAGGTTCCCTCAGCCTATGAGGCCATCTCATTTGCAAAATCAACCTTCACTGACTACATGAACATCACTATCCCATCTCGTATATCAGCCTCCACTGACTACTTTGAAGCGGATTACACCTATCGGTTTCTCATTAATCCTCACACTCTGAGTGTTTCCCATCAGACTGCGGATAGCCAAAGCATGACACGTGGGGGTTGGCAATTTGGAGTGTGGGGTGAGGATGTGGTGGAACTTCATATGACTGGTATTACAGCCGGAGATTACTTCCAAAATGGGTTATCGGATCAGTGGGAAGAATATAGTCTGAGCTATCGTAATCTTGCAGAACTCACAAATGTAGTGCTAAATAACGGTTACTGGTTTGAGGGCGAAGAGGTAAACACAGCCTGGAATGCCCCCGATTACACCAGAAAGCGTATTAAGAGCCATGGGGATGTAGTGGTTAGAGTGGGGAATTTCATGTGGAGCGGAATGTTTACAAATATGACTCATACTAAATCCGCAGAAAACCCGTTTTATAACACGTTTGATATTGGATTTATTGCCTGGAAGGAGCGGTTTGCCTCCGGATCTCCCTGGCTCTCCGCCATCAGAAATAACACTTATCGTGGACATTCAAAGGAACTTCTTCTAGCTACCCCCTCCGCTACCCCTCAGTCTCAAGTGCCAGTAGACCAGTCAGTCTCTAATTCTGTAATCACAACGGCCCCCATAGCCCCAAGTTTTCTACATATTGTAGAGTCAGCCTAAATGATCACCCCCTCTTCCCCTAATCCTGTTTCAGCGAATCCACTCACGGCTTCGCCAACCCCAGCATCTAAAATTCGTAATATTGTGCAGTCTGCACAAGAGCGGGAAATTGTCAAAACAGCCCCAGATATGGTGGTTTATATTGATTCTCTACCCTTTATAAACAACCCCTATCTGAGTCAGGGCTCAACAAATATGGTGGCAGTTAATTTTAACGATTACGTCACCTCCATCATTACTTCCTATAGTATAGATTCCTTTATGCCCTCCGGAGCTATCAATCTGTCCGTCCCAAACGGATCTAAGCAGTTATTCATGGCTCCAGGTGGCAACACGATTATTGATATTATGAGTGCGGTTAGAATTTATGCCAAAAGCTATTTTTTTGCTGCTGATGGTAACACCATTTTTCGCCGCATATTCAATGGCTTGATCAAGTCAGTAGGTCTAAACGAAACCCCGACTAGTTTGGAAATCACAATAGGGATTGTAGGGATTTGCCGCCTTCTTGAAATGACCCAAATCGAACTAAGTAAGGCCCTCATTTCAGATTCAAGTTCCCTAGTTACGGTGTTTAGGACCAATCAGGCGTACCTGAACGTCTACGGGGCTCTGTACGACACCTTTCATAGAGATGTGGATTTCAGTGAATTCCTGCAAGAGGCATTCCAGCAAACTTTCATGGAAGATGACAGGGATAAACTGGTCATTCAAAATGAATATGCTTCCAAATGGGCCGCAAGACTCCAAGATCTGTGTAGGGATGTCCGACTATTTGGTTGGTCTTCCAATAATAAATCCATTTCATCTCCCGTCACTACAGGTGCGACCGCTGCTCAACAAAATTCCGTGATCGCCAGCCAGTCTGGAGCCGCCCCTACTCCGCTTATTTCACAAACTGAAATGAGCAAAGAGAATGCCGCCATAATTGGCCTGCTGAATGAATACAGTTTTGACATGGCAATCTCAGGAATCAAGTTATTTGGAAATCAGCTAGTCTCCAGGTTAGAGAGAGTTCGCTATCTTGTGGAGATTATGGGTTTTGAGGGTTATCAGGATGTTGACGGTCTGATTATTATAAAGCCCCCTTTGTACAACCTTGATTGCACAATTATCAGCAATAGCACTACTACTGCTGCTCAAACTGGAAATGTATCTGGGGAAAATTTGAGCCCTGCTACAAATCCTTACGTTATCAATATGGCGGAAATCTTATCTGAAGATTACTTGGAGGATGAATCTGCGATTAGAAAGACCTCCATGTCTATCTCACTCAATTTTGCTGACCCATCAGGGCTTCAGATTGCCGCCCCCACTGATCTGACCAAGGTGACAAGGTTCACTGATGTTAATTTAGTGAGGAAATTCGGAGTTCGTCAGGAGCCAGCTAAGTATTGTGGGTTCCTACATGGAGATCTGAGGGCCACTTATGGATTTTGTGCCGCAGAGCTAGCCAAGGCCAATATGGGCTTCACTACATACTCGGTTTCTATCCCCCTCCGTCCTGAAATTCGACTTGGGTTTACAATCTATATCCCTCATCGAGATATGTACGCTTATATTACTGGCATCGCTATGAGTTATAACGTTGGGGGTCAGGCCACAACCAGTTTAACTTGCAATTTTGCCAGAAAACGCCCACTATTCCTTCAAAATCAAAATATCACACAAATTGTAAATGGGCAACAAGTCCCTCTTACAGTTCAAGTATTTGCGGCCCAGCCTAATCTGGTTCATGCCTTCACCACAGCCTCCGCACAGCCCCCTACTACTTCAAATGGTGGGACGCTTAATGAAGTTGGGTTGATCTCCTCAGTTCCTCTGACACCGAGTGGCACCCCTAGTGCAGACCAACTAACGGTGAATACCTACCTTGCTCAAAAATTGGGGAGCATTTACGAAACCTGGACTGATATGCCAGCTATGTCTAATGTTCCCACTTGGAGGATACAGAATGACGGCACCAGTGGGGCCAATGGAACAGATGGTCCTGCCGTCCCCTTCACTAATGGAGATTCTGCCCCAGATGGGACCAATACTTGGTATAATGGCGGTTTGGACAGCAGCACCGGCACCAAATTCTCAGTTCCCAAAATAGTAGATGGTCATTACCTGGACCGCACAACCATGGTCCAGCCCTATACGAATGAAAAGGGATACGAAGTGGTTTCCCCGCTTCCATGGGGTCGTTATGCCACCCTCACGGATGCCCTAGTTACCTTTACACGGGATGCTTGGCCAGAACCTGCCAGTGCCGCCACCTCTAGTCCAATTTCAAACACCACTGTTTCAGCGTTCCTGACCGCTGGTTTAACCACCCACCTTAACTCTTCAGATGCAGCCACTCAACTAGCTAATATTGCGCCTCCTTCCTCAAATCGTTCAAACTTACCAAAAGGGGATACCCTCATCACCTCCACCTTCCCCTTCCAAAAGTTTGATAAGACCAATGTCCCTTACTTTGAACTGGCATATTCTTCCAGTGATATGGGGGTTACGGAGACTAGTTTTGCCATACCAGATTGGTCTAACCCTAATAATTCTGCCTCTGGGGCCGTTTCTGGATCCTCTGGGGCTATCTCCTCCGTCTCTCAATCGTCATCCACCTCTGGCTTGGACACTTTCTCCTCCTCCGTGGACGCTCTTCAAGTATTTCTACAGGGATATATTGGCCCTACTAATAGCAACAATGTTGGGCCATATGCAGTTTCCACCCTGCCTCAAAATACTGATATTGGCGGGTATGCTCCACCCAATGGCCCATTAAGTGGAGTATTACTTAGTATGGGTGCCACCTTCACTAGATCCCCATACGGAGCAATTCTAGGTCTGAGACCTACCGGCGCAACCCAGAATCCAGCCTATACGACCGGCACAAATGCTACATATACAGGGGATACTTTGGGGCAGACTCTAACAAACATTGGTCAGATAATAAGTGGTGGTGGGTAAAATATGGATATAAAAAGTTTCACTCGAAGGCCCGATACCCCAGTTCTCTCTGAGTCTTCTCGGTTGGATGAGCAATATCAGGTATTCCCCGCTGAAGTGGTTAGAGTGGATTATGAGCGTAAAGTTGTAGCTATTCGTGACAAGCGGCATAACCAAATCTACCAGGATGTAGTGGCGTTCCCAGCGAATTCGTCCTCTGTGGAGGGGACCGATATTGATATGCCGGAAGAGGGCACTGCCTGCTTGGCCGCCACTTTGGAGTGGAACAAAGGCTACTCTCAGCACATCATTATTTGTTATTTGCTATCCGCTACCACAACCTCCCAGGATGCGGTGTCCCAACGTTCACTGTCAGGTGCGAGTAAGCCTCTAGGGGAGTGGACTGATCGAACCCGTGGGGTCTATCGGAAAGCCTATCCGGGGCAGCACACGATTGCTAAGACGGATGGGTATACGGCAAAATTTGCTAATGGCTGGGATCAGGCTGCTATGGATTTGAGTCGAGATCAGCTTGACCCCTTCCGCCGTACCCGCACATCCAGCACAGGTCGGCAGATCATCAGAACCGATACTGCACTAAAATATGAAGGCTTTGTTCATCGTCCCCAGGCCAACTCCTCCGATATCACTCCTCACATTCTCCCAGATGGGTCAAAAGAGTGGGTGCTCTATCTAAACCCGACCGTTACAGATTGGTCAGCCCGTTATTTTGGCCAAAATGACCTCTTGATTCAGGATATGATCCCCTTTGTGGAGCATGTAGAAAAAATTCAAGAATTTGGGCTGGATTACCCCGTCCCTCACGAGATTTATGAAACGGATATGTGGGATAAGATCCTGGGAACGGTTCAGCCCTTCCCTGATCCTTCTTCACCCACCGATAGCCAGAATTGGTGGAACCGAACTGCCATGATTGATGAGTCAGAGGGGGCTTCTTCAAATGAAAACATGTATGTTGAGGATCAGGCATGGCCTTTTGCTCAGCCATGGGATCACCCGAACAACCCCGCTGAGAATCCTGGAGTTGGCCCCGCTTTGAATGATGGTCCTACCCCTCGTCGTCGTGGATGGATTATTGAAAAAGCTGAGGGCACCCTTGTTGGGTCCAACATGTTTGATGCGACAACCTATGGTAAGGTGCTCAAGCCAATGGTGTTTCCACTCACCACAGCAGGCCGCTTCGCTGCTGACACGATGTCTGGTTATTCTGCGGTCACAAAACTTCCCGACCAGTCTGAGGCCCGTCTAGCCGCCTCCGCATGGTCTCTCAGATTCCCCTACGAATACAACACAACTCGTTTTGAAGTTACCAAAGAGGGGATGGCCCTATTTGAGATTGGCTCAACCCTTCCGAAGGAAAACATTGTCTGGGATTCTGGGAAATATGAACATCCTCATGGCGCGGGTCGTTCCCTTGAAGGCAATTTCACTGGTTCGGTCAAGTTGGTGCTGGGTAAGAATCGTGATGAGGAAGAGAGTCTTGATATCCAGACGACTGGCGGGGCTGTATTGCGTCTCGGAGCGGATGATGCCTCCATTCCTAATTTTCGTCGTGTCTCACAGACACAGATTCGCGGAAAGAAGGACATGATTACAGACCGCTCTCTTCAGTATTGGGGCACTCAGTCTAAAAATCAACTTGGTCAGTGGGCCAGTGGGGTAAAACTGACTCCAGGAGATGCAGGAAATCTTAGTGCAAAGACCGGAGCAGAAAATGTGAGTCTCAGGGCTGCCCTAGATGGTGGACTGGTGCTTCGGCTGGGTGGTAGGAACAAGGGCTCGAAACGCCGCCACTTTTTCAATGGATATCAAGATGGGCCTGGGAAAACTCCCTACTCCATCACAGATTCAAATCGCCTAGACTCCCGTAGTCCCAATCGCCCCGTGTACCAGCTTGCTTCAACCGCAACCAGAGGCGCAGCCCTAGATACGATCTACCAGTTTCACGATTTGA